CAGCAGATGGTTAAGAAATTGCTGGATTTAAGGGTTCAGGAGTTAAGAACATTCAGAGGATAGTGCATAAACGATTAGAATTATACACAAAAATGCGATTATACACCGTCCAGATACTTTGATTTTGTAAGTTTTATACAAAACGTTAATGATATGTAGCATTATAACCAATTGTAAGTAGGTGGTGGTGTGGCAAAATATGACTGGGACAAATTAAAAGCTAAATATGTCGCAGGCGAATATAAGAGCCTACGTGACTTTGCGGAACGAGAAAAGATCAACTATGATGTTCTTCGGAGGAAGGCCAGTAAGTGGCAAAACGAAAAGTCACAGGCTAGTATTAATAAAGTCACAAAAACTGTGACTAAAACTGTTGAGAAATTATCAACCAAGGAAGCTAATAGGAATGTGCGGCTATTTAGTTTAGCTGATAAGTTAGCCAATAAGTTGGAGCAAGCCATTGAACAGGTTGATCAATACATTGTGACTAATAAGGTCAAGACCAAGACTATTGAATATGATCACAGTATAGCCAAGCCGAAGAAAGAGGTTGTGGTAGAGGAAGAGGTCAAAGAAATAGTCGGTGGTATCATAGATAAACAAGGCCTTAAGTTTCTGACTGCTGCGCTTAAAGATATTAAGGATATTCAGTCTGTGTCCGAAGAAAAGCAGAAACTTGAACTAGAGAAGATGAAAGCAGAAATTAAAAAGATCAGCGGCGAAGATACTAAGTTAGAAGCCATTGCAGCGCACAATGCCAAACTTAACACTCTTGCCAGCCTAATAAATAACGCCGTACCAGACAGACCAGCCAGCGACTACGAGGAAGAAGACGATGGCTAATTACGCACCGTTTTGCATTAAGCAAGCAGAGTACCTTAAACGTTGCTACAGTAGTTGGTTTAATTGTGCCGAAGGTGGCAAGCGCGCCGGTAAAAACGTCCTGAACATCATGGCATGGTGCGACATCTTAGAAACGCATCCCGATAAACTACACTTAGCGGCTGGCGTGTCTGTGGCCTCTGCTAAACTCAATATCATTGACAGTAACGGTTTCGGCGTACTAAGTTGGTTTGCAGGTCGGTGCCGATCCGGTAAGTACCAAGAACGCGATGCTTTATACATTCAGACAGCAACCGGTGAAAAGATCATCCTCATTAGTGGCGGCGGTAAAGAGGGTGACGAGCGTTATATCAAAGGTAATACTTACGGCAGCGCATATATTACTGAGGTAAATGAGTGCTGCCAAACGTTCGTCAAAGAAGTGTTTGACCGTACGCTGTCGAGTAGTAACCGTAAACTTTTTTTTGACCTTAACCCAAAGAATCCTAACCACTGGTTTTATTTAGATATCTTAGATTTCCACATGGCTAATGCCAACAAGTACCCGGGGTATGGCCTAAATTATGAGCATTTTACCCTGCATGATAATCACAGCTTCACTGATGCGAAAATACGTGAGATCATTCGGACTTACAAGAAAAACTCTGTATGGTATAACCGTGATATCCTTGGCAAACGAACTAATGCCGAGGGTATTATTTATGATATGTTCGGTCCTGGCAATCAGTATGAAGATGGGCACGGACCGAACTATGGACTGTACTATAAGCGATATTATTCAATTGACTATGGTACAACCAATCCTTTCGCATGCCATGAGATTATTGAGCAGACAATTGAACGTAACACCTTGTATTATGTAGAAAACGAATACTATTATGATTCGAAAAAATCTGAGTCCAAGATGCAAAAATCTGACTCTGAATATGCCGAAGAAATGACTAAGTTTATAGACGGTAAAAAGTACATGGCAATGATTGTTGACCCTAGTGCTGCAAGTTTCAAAGTGGAGTTGCACAAAAGGAATTTGAAAGCCAGGGAAACAGATGAGGTCATTAATGCTGATCATGAAGTATTAAATGGTATTAGACTTGTAGCTACGATGCTGCAGGCCAAAAAACTGCGTGTAAATAAGACAAAATGCCCTAACTTGGTTCGTGAGTTTTCGGCCTATATATGGGATGCTAAAGCGTCTGAACGTGGAGTTGAACGACCGGTAAAGGAAAGTGACCATGGATTAGACGATATCCGGTATTACTGCAAGACGATTGTTAAGAGTTTTAGAATATAGGAGGCCTGCTGCATATGAGCAAAAAAAACAAAGCTGTGAAAAAGCAGCAACCTAAACAAGTCGATAAAACAGTAAAGAAAGCTGCACAGGATTCGTTCAGTAATGTCCTGGGCCGACTGGGAATGGATCAGCCGGGAATGATGGGTGCCACTGATTATAAGCTAACCAGGTTAACCCGCGACTATAACCTCATGAACGCGCTATATCGCAACTCCTGGATAGCCAAGAAGATCATCGATACCATACCGGAAGACATGTGTAAGAACTGGTTTTCCATCACGGCCGATCTTGAACCTGAATATACAGACCGCTACAACGCCTTAGAGCAGAGAACATTAGTCAGAGATAAGATACTCGAAGGTATATGCTGGGGTAGGCTATACGGCGGCGCAGGGGCTATCATGATGATTAACGGCCATCAGGACAAACTAGATGAACCGCTGGACTATGACGACATTATGCCAAACTCATTCTGTGGTTTAATGGTGCTTGATAGATGGTCAGGTATATTCCCTGGAACCGAGTTAATTACCGATATCACTGATCCTGAATTTGGACTTGCTAAGTATTATGAGGTCAGAGACATAGAGAAGGACAATGTTCTATCTATTGTTCATCATAGCCGGGTTATACGATTCACTGGCCGGAAGTTGCCGTTTTGGGAGAATCAAGCTGAAATAGGCTGGGGAGCGGCAGAATTGGAGCATGTCTTTGATGAACTGGCCAAGAGGGATAATACTAGCTGGAATATCGCTTCTCTTGTCTTCCAGGCTAATTTGCTGGTTAATAAGATTGATGGTCTTGACCAGTTATCGTCTATGGGTGATCCCGACATGCAGAGAGATCTTTATAATGTCAAATCAGCGCAGAATCAAATGCGGAATAATAACGGCATGATGCTGATTGGCAAGAATGAAGAAATTACGTCGATGAATTACACTTTTGCTGGTCTTAACGATATTTATGAATCGCAGATGCTTGATGTTGCCGGGGCTGCTGAAATTCCCGTAACCAAGCTGTTTGGCCGTGCTCCTGCAGGTTTAAATGCCACCGGAGAATCTGACATGCAAAACTATTACGATAAGATTGCAAAAGACCAGGAATCTACGCTAAAACCTAAAATTAATAAGCTGTTGCCGGTAATGTTCATGTCGGAGTTTGGATTTATCCCTAATGATCTGGGAGTTAAGTTTAATTCCATCCAGACACCTACAGAAGATAAAGTAGCTGAGATAGTCGGCAAGAAGGTTGATAGTATAACTAAGGTGTATGGTGAAGGCATTATTAATCACAGGATGGCTTTGACAGAGCTTCATGAGATGTCGTATACAACCAATATGTTTACCAGCATCACTGAAAAAGATATCGCCAAGGCTGACGACCAATTCAGGCAGGACGATGTTGTGCCTGATATAGAAGGTTTGATTGATCCTTTAGTTGATAAGGCGGTGTCGTAGTGAAAACAACAAATCTTATTGAAATAGTCCATAAAAACATGTTAAGACGGGAAGTAATAGAAGGTAGATTGATGGCAAAAGACTATATTCTAACAAGAGCAGATTTTGAGATTATAGGGTGCATTGAGTTTCCTTGTATAATTAATCGATTTGACGGTAAACGTGTTCGCATAACTATAGAGGAATTGCCCAATGGACAACAAATATAACTGGGAATCACCCCTTAGAATAGAATCAGACTATGACCGCGCAATACGCCGACTAATGCAGCGTTCTTTTCAAGTTGCAGGCGACAATGACATTGACTTAATGAATCCATGGGACCTGCTGCGGAGAATAGAACGCATTGCCACCAGCAGCGCATTCAATAGCTTCACAACAATACTTGCCCGAAAAATGGTTAAAAGTACACTGGTCAATACTGCCAGAACATGGCGGCATGCGGCTAGAGAGGGTACAAACAGCCGCCGCATATATGAACTACTGCGGAATGAGTTACAAGGGCCTACGGGCGCGAAAGTGGCTGAATTAATACACCGCAATGCTGGTATCATCCGAACGCTGCCGAGTGAGATATCTGACCGTGTTACTAAGCATATTCAGGAAGAAACATTAAAAGGAAAGAGACCTGAACAGATTGCCAAAGAGATTATGGCGGTGTTCCCTGAAGCGACGACAGCCAAGGCAACACTGATAGCCAGGACTGAAGCTGCGAAGGCTCACACGGCATTGTTACAGGTTAGGGCTGAGACTTTAGGGCTGTACTGGTATGTTTGGCGCACTAGTAGTGATGGCCGCGTTAGAAAAAGTCACAATCTTATGGATGGCGTATTGTGTAGTTTCAAAGATCCTCCTTCGCCTGAATCTATGGTTGGCGAAAAGAATGTTGGCCATTATAACCCGGGCGAAATTTATAATTGCAGGTGCTTCCCTGAGATATTGACCGACATTGACGATGTTTCATGGCCTAGAAAAGTGCATGTTAACGGTAGGATTGTTATTATGACTAAGGCGCAGTTTAGGAAGGTGGCGTAAATATGAATGAAGGATACATTCCCTCCAAGGGAACTCTTAATAAACCACCTCGCATTGATAGAAACCCCAACAGACCGCCTGATCCTTTGCCTTTAAGGAAATTTAATATACCAGAACATACAAAAATCGTTTGTGCATTCTGCAATCAAGAAGTAAGTGGGGATAATCATTCTTGCATTCCTTTTCTCATTAAGGAAATAGCTAAACTTAAAATGCAGATTTACCGACTAGAAACAAGAATTGATCCAAAACCAGGAGGATGGTTTTAGTGATAGGATATGCCGTAGGTTTATTTGATTTAAGTAGATCAAGAAATCATATAGATGCAAATAAGTTTCTTATAGATGACATTATCTTGAAAGATAGTAAACTTAGATTGTCTATATTTAATGTCGAATGTCAAAGACAAGAATTTTATTTTGATAGCGAACCGGAAGAACTAATAAAAGTATTTAAACGCAAGGATATTGTTGATGTCGATTTTATTAGGATAAGCTAGGGAGGCGCGTCATGTCTGGCTACAATCCCCGCAGAAAAACAGAAAAGCTAGTCAATGGACACTGGCAACCTATCGCCGGACTAGATATTCTTAAACAAGGTGATGTATTCCGGATGTTTGAATCAAATGGTCAGTTAGTAGTCGATGCTCAAACCGGGGAATCATCCTTCTTGGTTGCTAGAGGACCGGTGTCCAACAGTAAAAACGTCACAAAGGTTGAGTGTGTGCCACGTAAAGAAGGTAAATTGTTTATCAATAGAACAATGAGCGATATTAGTTAGGCGGCTGTTAATCAGTCGCTTTTCTTATGCGCGAAAGGAGTTGTAAAGATGTGGCGTATGATTTTATAAGCTATCTTATTATCGTAATGGCCTTTATTACATCAAAAAACAACTATGACATAGCTCCTGTCTTTGTGGTTCTGGTTATTATATTCAGCAAATTATGTGAAATTTGCAAAGTTCTAAAAGCGCAGGGCAAAGAAAAGGGCCATAGCCAAGGGAGGTGATCCTATCTACGCAGGGCCAATCCCCCTGTAATTTTTAGAGAAAGGAGAAACTATGGCAGGTAACCCAGGAATAGACAACATACCTCCAATGTCAGGCCGAATGTTGAATAGCAGTGGTGACATAGTAAACATTGCTGATCTACTGGCCTTTATCGTGGGCGGTGCCGGATATGTCAAGCCGACTAACTTCTTGTACGTTGGCAAAAACGGCAATGACACAACCGGTGATGGCAGCGCAAATCTACCCTTCATTACTGTGCAAAAAGCAATTGATACCGCAGCATCTGGGACAACGGTTTATATCTGGCCAGGTACATATGCTGAGAGTTTAACGTTTAAAGCAGGGGTTTATCTAGCGTCACCGGTACCTTATGGCGTTTACATCACCGGTAATCATACTGCTAACTTCGCAGGAACAGTAATCATTGGCGATATGGTACTTAACTCTACAAGCGGCGATACACTGACCTTTAGCGGCACCGGAGCACAAACCCTGCAACTGTTAAGAGCAAGCATAAATGCCACTACTGGTCACGCGGTAAACTGGACGAATACCAATACTGCCAGCAAGATTATTGCCGAAGATAGTTCGTCTACCGTCACCACAAGCGGCGCAAGTGCAAGGTGTTTTTATAGCTCTTCTGTGGCAAAAGGGATAGTGCTTGCTAACCGGTATTCGTTCAAAGTGGATAATCCCAATAATGTATGTTTGGCTATAGGCGGCGCGATAAACTTCACACATACTTCTGATCAGGTAATAGGTCAGGTATCGGTTGCTGACACTGCGGTATATATTGGCGCGTTGGTAGCTTTAACAACTACCTCTATAGCAGCATTTACCACGACATCAAGCGGCGTATCTGTTTTATCATCTGTACCTATAACTACTACTGCAAGTCCTGCTATTACGGGCACCGGCGGCTTTGCTTATGTGGCTATTGAATATCTGTCTACAGGCGTAGGCGGTGTAGCTACTTTAAATGGTGGCTTGGGAGCTCAGCCGTTGACGATGGCACCTATACGATTACGTGCCGCATCACTGTTGCCCTCTGCTGCTGTTTCTGCCGGCCTTTTAGGTGGAACATTTGAATATGACGGCACCAACCTGTATTTCACCACGGGAACAACCAGGAAAACAGTAACACTAACATAACAAAACAGAAGGAGTGAAAATTTAATGCCAAATGATTTAAACGTAGCTATAAGCGGCGTTACAAATGACCCCAATAGATCCCTGCAAGTAACAACTGAGGGAACAGTCGCAACATATGGAGTTGCCGCAGTAGGAATAACTCCGGCAGCTACACCGACGGATATAGTAATTATTAGTGGATCAGCCACAAAGACTGTCCGCGTTAAACAGGTTATCGTATCTGGTGTTGCCACTACTGCCGGCAGCATGGATGTATCCCTGATAAAAAGAACTGCTGCGAATACCGGTGGAACATCTACCGCGCCAAGTATTGCTAAATTTGATGCTGGCGATGCTGCCGCGTCTGCAGTAGTTACACAATACAGTGCTAATGCCTCTGCTCTAGGGGCTGGTGTAGCCATTGCTACCAAGAAACTTAATTTAGGTCTTGCCGGGGATGCTGGCGTGGTTGTATTTGATTTTGCGAATCGTAATGATAAGCCTGTTATCCTTCGCGGCGTTGCACAGGGATTGGCCATTAACTTTAATGGTGGGGCTGTGCCTGCTGGTGGTAGCATTACTTATTCGGTTGAGTTTGAAGAGGACGCAAGCTGATGAAAACGGGAGGTTACTCTCCTATCCACCGTGAAGAACTGCCACCACCTCCCCGAATCACAAAGCCGGTAGAAGAATCTAAACTGCAGGCCGCGAAGATACTTCTGTCTATTGCAGAAGATATCGAAATTCCGATTGACAAACGGATTGACGCTTGCAGAATATTGATGGGTAAATAAATGGAGTCAAGGTATTCAGTAGCCTAACGGAGCGACCAAAACCGCCGAAACAGGGACCACCTACACAAAGGAGGTGATAAAAATAGCAAAGGCGTACTATGGCGATAAAATATCAGAGAATATGATTGAGACACCAGAAGGATATTTGGTCTGCCAGAATGTTCCCATTGGCCGTACTGGCTGGATGGAATATCTGGGACAGGAATTACCTGCTGACTTTAATATCCCATACGGTGCTAAAGTCAAAGTATATCGAAGCCCTGAAGAACTATTCTCTCCTGAGACAATCGCAAGTTTTGAGGGCAAGGCCGTTACCAATACCCACCCAACAAGCAATTTAACACTGGATACAACTGCTATCACCGAGCGTGGACATGCGCAAAATGTTCGCCGCGATGGTGATTTTTTAATTGCTGATTTGTACGTAAAAGACCCGGGCCTGATTGATGAAATTATGAACAAACGCAAGCGGGAAACATCTAGCGGTTATGATTGCTCATGGGTACAAATTGGCGATGGAAAGTATGAACAAAGGGAAATCATTGGCAACCATATTGCTATTGTCCCTAGCGGCAGGGCTGGACCGAAAGTGTCAATCAAAGATAGTAAACCAGACAATAAACAAAGTGGAGGTAAAAACATGAAAATTACTCAAAAGTTTTTGGCTGCAATTGGGCTTAAGCATTTCGTCCAAGATGCAGAACCCGAGGATATTGCCAAGGCCATGGATGCCATGAGTGAATGCGAAGAGCCGAAAAAAGAAGTAAAACCCGATGAAGCAAAGGCCGAAGCCAAAGATGAAGACCCTGCCATCAATGCCGATCTTAAAGAAATGAAAGATCAGATTGCCAAGCTTACCGGGATCATTGAGGCCCTTGTCCAGTCGGATAAGGATGTTCATAAAGAACTTGGTGCCCAAGAGTCTATGGATGCCCTTGAAGCTGATTTGGATAAAGAAGTAAAAGACGAGAAACCGGAAGATAAGGAAACCTTGGAAGATGAAGCCAAAGAATCTGCCGCCGAGCAGAAGAAAGAAAAAGAGGAAGACACCGAAAAGCACAAGTTTGCTGCCGACGCCGCTATCAAGCAGTTCGTCAAGGATATGAAGCCGGTAATCATGGCTATTCCTGATGAGAAAACCAGGAATGAAGTTGCCAAAAAGTTTGTTGCATCCGTACAGGATAGCCGCACTGTAGCCGCTCAAAACGGTTATGCCGACATTCTGGCAGCTGCGGCAAAGAATAAGAAAGCTGCAATGGATAAGGCCAACAACAAGCAAATGTCTACGTCTGAAGCGGCTGGTAAAGCTTGCGATGCATGGAAAGCAGCCGGAGAAAAACTAAAAGGGGGTAACAAATAATGCCAGGAACAGCAATTGGTAAAAGTTTAAATCTGGGTTATGCAGGTAAGGTTTCGCGTAATCCGTTCAATAAAATTACCTCTCGTATGGTCAAATCAATCCTTGACGGTAATGGCGCCGACACTCAATATCCTATTCCTTTCGGTGCTGCCGTTGTAGTAAATACGGATAACACAGTATCTCTATTTGGCGAGAGTGGTAGCGGTGTTTCTACCGCTACTATGGCTAACTTTGGCGGCATTGCCGTTGCTGAAGTAAAACAGGCGTTGACCTATGGTTACGGCTCAAACAACTCTGCCGGTCAGTTTGAACCTAATACTCCTTGCGATGTGCTGCAGATTGGTACTACTACCATCGTCTGCAGTTCCGGTACACCAACTGCTAACGGCAAGGTGTATATCGTCACTGTTGCAGGCAGCAGCCTTGCAGTAGGTAACTTTACTGCTGAATCTGCGCCGACTGACGGAGCGACTTCGATCGAAGTAACCAATGCCCGTTTCATCACTGGTAAGAAAGATTCGGCAACCGGTATCACTGAGGTTGTATTACTAAATCAGGTTAATGCATAAGGAGGGTACAAAATGAATCAAGCATATAAACAAGCAATGGATGCCATTATGAATTCTGGGCAGCGTGGCGTAGTGATGCCACACGCTCCCGGAGCTGCGTATGGACCTGGTATGGATGCTGGCGGCACGGCAACCGGCATGGCCTTTCTGGTGGCCGAACTCGAAAAACAAGATCCGCGTATTCTAGAACCTCTCACAAGCTTAACCGCTCCCCGGGACATCGACATGAAACCAGGCGGCGGTTGGGTATCGGTAACTAGTAACGTATTTGTTGATTATGCCACTACCGGCAACGATGAAGATTCTATCATTGGCAGCGAAACTACTAATATACCGGTATCTCAGGCCAACATCAGTAAAGATGTATTCAAAGTGTTCACGTTCTCTGAAATCCTCAGAGCTCCATTGTTTGACGATTTAAAGCTGCAGCAGATTGGCCGTAGCCTGACACAAATCCTTGATGATGGTCTGCGTTTGAATCACAGTAAGATGATTGACAGGAATACCTATGTAGGAATTAGCAAAACCGGTACTTATGGCTTGGTAAACAATCCCGCCATTACTGCTGCAAACGTTGCGCTTAATGCTGCCGCCACTAGCCGCCTTTGGGTTAATAAGACTCCGGTTGAAATCATGCTTGATATTAACAGCCTGATTACCGCAACGTGGGAAGCGTCTGAATTTGATCTTTCTGGCATGGCTACACATATCCTGATTGATCCGGCAAACTATTCGTACATTGCCAATACGCCGGTAACTGTCGCCGGAACTCAAAGTATCCTTGAATATCTGCTGAAAAACAACATCGCTGTAAATCAAGGCTTGAGCCTTGAGATTTATCCTTCGCGGTGGTGCATCGGCGCAGGTGTAGGCGTTACTCAAAGAATTGTTGCCTATGTCAAAGCTGAAAACCGGGTTAACATGGACCTTACCGTCCCGCTTAGCCGTGTAATGACTGCTCCGGTTGTGCAAAGTGCATCTTACGAGACCCTTTTCGCCTCTCAGTTCAGCCAAGTTAAATTCCTGTACACACAATGCGCCCAATATGCAGACGGAATTTAATTTCCGCAACCCCATAATGTATATCAATAAAAATACAGCAGCCTAACCGGTTGCTGTATTTTTATATCCTAATTTATTGGAGGAATTTATGAGTATTAAAGTATTAGCAGATAAATGCCTGGCGTTTGACCGGGGAGAAAAAGATGGACAAGGGAAACTCGTCAGAGCAATTACTAAGATTGGTTTCAATGAATTACCTGACTGGGTGGAAGGAACTGATTACTATAAAGCTGCTGTTAATGAAGGTAGTTTAAAACCTTTTGGCAGTTCCGGTGAATCAGAAACCGTTCAAAAGGAGCAGGAGAAGTTACAAGCGTTGAAAGATGAAATCAAAGCTCTCGAAGAAAAGCGCGATCTGCTTAATTCAGTAGCTGAAGTTGCTGCCGTCCCTGCCGATACCGGTAATAGGAAAACAAAATAAAAGTAGGTGACTACATGACCTACGTTAGCGATACTGTTAATTTTAATATCATTGCCACTGCTGGCAACGTGGTAGACGGCGTTAATCCTGCATATACGCTGAGCGATTTTTACACTGCCTATCCCGCGTTTGCCGGCAGGACTGTTGATGCAGCAACTACTTATTTAGTAGATCCGGTAATTATCCAAATGTACATTGATCTTGCTTCCGCGTGCATTAAACAAGCGCGATGGCATTCATATTGGAAGGTTGCGATAGGATGGTTTGTTGCTCACTTTGTCACACTTGACCTGCAAAGCATGGCTGATGCTAATAGTTCTGCCGCTAAAGTTATTGCCAATGCTCAATCAAGAGGACTAATGACCTCTAAAAGCGTTGGTGATGTATCGGTAAGTTATGATTTTAATTCTATCTCTACCGATCTTGACGGATGGGCCGCATGGAAACTTACTTCATATGGGCAACGACTGGCGACAGTAGGAAAGTTAGCCGGCAAAGGTGGCATGTACGTATGGTAATGACCGGCACTGCCAAAGCAACTAGCCAGGGCGACCCCAACATATTAAAGAAGATCATTGCTGACCTTGCTAGGCTTGAGGTATACGTCGGTATCCCAGAAGAACAGTCAAGCCGTAGTGGTGAAGAAATAACCAATGCCGAACTGGCTTATATCCATACTCACGGTGTCAGAGAGCATTCCATGCGCGAAGAAATGCAGCCTAATATTGAAAACGAAGGTTACTCTAAGGCCTACCAGATGTATGTACAGGAACATGGTTCCCCGCTATGGCACTCACCACCCAGGCCAATTATCGAACCAGCTATAGATAAGAATCAAGAGGCTATAGCGGATAAACTCAAGATTGCCATGCAGGCTGGTCTAAATGGCGACAAGCAAGGCGCAATAGACGGTCTTAATAAGGCCGGAATATTCGCCGTCAATAAGATTAAAGCCTATTTCATCGACCCTGAAAATGGATGGGACCCCAATAGCGAATCAACCGTCAATAGCAAGGGAAGCGATAAACCTCTTATCAATACCGGCGCGCTCCGGCAGTCCATGACATGGGTAGTAGGTGAAAAGAAATGATCAACGTTTCGGAAATCATCAATGATCCTGATTTTGCGCAGGACATACCCGTTTGGCGTAAAACCGGCCAATGGGTTGCTGGTAAATTCGTGCAGACGGAAGTAAAGATAAATCTTTACGGTGTTGTTACTGCCTGCAATACAAAAGACCTTGAGCAAGTTCCCGAAGGCGACAGAGTAATCGGAATGATGTGTTTTTATACTACTGATCCCATTTATACTACACATAACGATTTAGAAAATAAAGGCACCTCAGACGAGCCGGAATGGCGCGGAGAGCGATATAAGATTGTTCAGATATTACCGGAAGAAGATTGGGGCTATTATAAGGGATTTGGTGCCAGGAAGGCGGGTGATTAATTGGCAGACCTATATTTAACAAGAGAACAGCTAGAAGATTTATTCTGGCGGTTGACTACTCAAATACTTGGCTTTGACCCTGATCTGCCGACTAATGCCAGCAAGGTCCGCATATCCTGGCCGACCGATGGTGCCCCAACATGGAAAATAACCGAAGATGTAACTTTTATCCGGATTGGTGAACAAGACGATCCAATTAACATCTTACGCGATACATTAACAGAATCGAATGGGCCGTCTACCGGCATACAGTCAACCGGACAAACGAGAGTTATCCGCGTACACTGGCTCTGCTATGGTCCCAGTAGTTTTGATAATGCCTTTAAAATTAGAAATTTACTGTTTGCTCAGCAATACCGTGAACCTTTATCCGTAAATCAAATCTATCTCATCCCGGAGATAGACACCCCCCGGCGCTTGCCTGAATTGCGGTCGGGGCAATGGTGGGAACGGACAGACTTAGCGGCTAATTTCAATGAATTAATCCGCTTTGAAACTACGGTACCGCTCATTGAATCCGTCGAAGTAACAATAAAAAACAACGACAACCAGAATGAGTTAACCATAGATGAAAGTACAAAAACACATTGAAAGGAGTCTTTGAATGGCTACTTTAAGTTTAAGCCCCGTTATTGATGTAGTGGTTGAAGTATCGCCACTAGCAGTAACGCGCAGGGCTTTTGATCTATGCCTAATCGTAGGCGACAGCACTGTTATTCCTGCCTCCGAGAGAATGAGGCAATACACCAATACCGACGATATGCTGACTGATGGTTTCCTGGCCGAAGATCCAGAATACATTGCCGCTTTATTGCACTTCCAGCAGGTTCCCAAACCAAGGAAAATACTAGTAGGTAGAAAGGTGTCTACTAGTATCAAAACCTTTGCTGTAAATGCAGCTGGTACAGGATATTCCGTCGGTGATCTGCTGACGGTTGATGGTGGAACAGCAGGAATATTGAGAGTAACGACGATTGGCAGTAATGGCACGGTAACAGCGGCAGTTTTAGTTGACGGCGGCGAAGAATACGCAACAGCCACTGGCTCTGCAACCACTGTTTCCCCAAGCGGCGGCACAGGCTGCACAATCAACATTACTGCAGTAGGCGAAGCCTTTGTTGACGCTATTCGCGCATGCAGGAGTAAAAATACTGAATGGTACGCTGTATCTGCCCTTGATGCTGTCAAAGCTGATCATTTAGCTGTTGCAGCCTATATTGAAACTGCGGTGCCAACCAGCACGTATTTTTATACCACTTGGGATGGCGATATCCCAACCAATACTGCCAGTAATATCTTTGCGCAGATTAAGGCATTGAAATATAGTCGGTCATTTGGTCAATATTCAACTCAAAACCATTATGCCGCAGTGTCAATTATGGGATACGCCATGAGAGCCAACACAGGCATTGCAAACTCTGCTTATACCTTAAAATTTAAGCAAGAACCCGGGGTTGTCGTTGAGCCAATCAATGAAACATATGCCAGTAACATTAAGTCAGTAAACGGCAACATCTACGTCAATCGCGGTTATTACTATGACATGCTGGAAGAAGGAGTTATGGCTAACGGCCAATTTTTTGATGAGATTATTAATCTTGACATGTTGGTTAACGATATTCAACTTAATGTCATGGATAAGCTTGTTTCTTCGCCTAAGGTACCGCAAACTGATGCCGGCGTGACTCAATTAATTAGCGGTTGTAATTCGGCGTGTGATGCTGCTGTTACCCGGGGATTTCTAGCGCCTGGCACATGGACCGGCGAACCTGTCCTAAACCTAAATACAGGCGATACTATCCCTGGATATGTAGTACAGGCAGAAACCGTTGCAAGTCAGTCTCAGGCCGACAGAGAAGCGCGGAAAGCGCCGCCTATATATGTAAGCATCAAAGAGGCTGGGGCGATACACAGCGTCACAATCGGCGTATTTGTGAATAGGTAGGGAGGTACAACCATGGGACAAACAACATACAGCTTTCTTGACCTTGCCGGGGCTATTGCGCATCCAAATCGAGGCGCTTACACATTCACCGGCGAAGGTGTTGGCGAAGTAACCGTTACAATGTCTACTGACCACACAGCGCACGATGTCGCTTCAGATGGTTCAATTATGGTTAGTAAAATATCGGGTAATAATGGCAGTGTTACGATATCTTGTCAGCAAACTAGCCCGGTCCATAAGTGGCTGCTTGCTTGGCACAATTATTTACTGAATGCCCCTACTGACCAGTGGGCTCAAACTACGGCCTTGTTACGAAATACGACCGATGGATCTAGCCATGTAGTGACCGGTGTGAGTCCTCAAAAGATGCCCGATAAACAGTACCAGGCTCAAGGCCAACGGGTAAGTTGGACACTGATGGCTGCAAATATCGAAAACTTAACTGTATAAGGAGAATGTCATGAAACGAGAATCAATAAAGGACATTGAATTGGCCGGCAGACGGTGGCGAATCAAAAAGTTCGACGCACTCACCGGCTCTTATATTTCATACAAACTCTTATCTCAGATGCTGCCGGGTGGAGTGGATAAGCAACTGGGCAACATGCCTGAAGGTAGGCAGGTAATGTGTAAGGAAGATTTTATTTCTCTGCAAAAAGATTGCCTGTCTGTCGTGTATGAGCTTAAAGAAGCTGGCGCAAATCAATTTCCTATGCAAATTATGATGCCGAATGGATCTTGGGGCGTGGAAGGTTTAGACGATGATACCGCTACGGTATTGGCGCTGACTATCCATGCTCTAATTTTTAATGTGTCGGGTTTTTTCGACGGAAACACATTGAAGGAGTTGACCGGCAGCTTAACGGGCCTCAACTTTGTCGGTGTGAAAATCTAGATGAATGGGCCTATGCGCCGGTTATTGCCGGATGCTGGCAACAACACCAAGTATTTGATGGCACCTACTGCCTGGACGATCTTCTTGACTGGCATGAGTTTACCACTGTAAAGAACGAGAATAAGCGCCGATTTGAAGCATGGGCAGAGAATAACCGGAAAGGAGGGATGTAATGGGACTAGATATCATAAAAAGCTACTTAGTCGCACTTGGTTTTCAAGTCAATAACTCTGAATTTGACAAAGCCAATAAAGCTGTTGACGATCTAGGGAAAACCGTTCAATCTGTAACTTCCGGAATGACCAGAAGCTTTGTCGGCGCTGCCGGTGCTATCGTTGGCGCTATTGCAGCAGTAACTACGGCAACCGCTGGCATGATTGATGCCGTGTCCAAGGCCGATCTGCAATATGAAAAGTTAGCTTTGCACATGTACACTACCAAACAAGTAGCCAAAGAGTTAAAAACTGTGTTGGATACCATGGGCGAAAGCATGGATGATGTTGCATGGATACCGGAGCTAAGACAGAAATACTTTGAACTGTTAGGACAGGCGCGGCAGATGGAAACACCTGCCGATGCCGCCGGGCAATTAAAGGATATCCGCAGTATCACTTTTGAATTTCAGCGCATGAAACTCGAAGCGACCTATGCTATGCAATGGATTGCTTACTATCTGACTAAATACCTATCAGGACCGTTAGGAAGCCTCAAAGGCGGCTTAAAAGGCTTTAACGATTGGATTGTAAAAGAAATGCCGACATGGACTAATAAAGTCGCTCAATGGCTTGTTATGATTATTAATTTGGGCAAGGCGGGGATTAGGTTTGTCGGTGACTTCTATTCCATGCTAAAAAGTGTGTTTGACATGCTGCCACAAGGAGTAAAGCTATTTGTATCGGCTATGGCTATCCTGGGGGCCGCAGTAATGACCGGTCCTTTCGGTTGGTTTGTATTGACGCTTGGAACAATTCTTATCCTATTAGAAGACTTCTATGGATACATGGAAGGACGGCGTTCGTCAAAGACTCTTGCGCCTATGTGGGATAAGTTAATCAGCCTTGGCGGCAGTATGAAGGAGTGGAAAGACAAGGTACTGCCGGACCTACTCAGAAGGATTAATGACCTTGTGTTGAGCCTGGGAGAGTTAAATGCCAACGGGTTAAAGACTACCTATACCTGGCTTAGCTCTATCATCGGGATATTGACTGACTCCATGAAGAAAAACGGGGTTTGGTATTCTTTCCAAGTGATGTTAAGCGACATTAGCGACTCTCTCAACAGTGTGTTTAAGGGGTTAATCAACATTGGCAAGCAGATGGATATTATCCCGAAGAATACATCGTTTAAGACCTTTTGGCAATGGTTCGGTGATGAACTAGCCAGAGAGTTGAAAGTTCTATCTGCTTTTGGCCGGGCCGTGGCCGGGATTGTTGATATGATTGGATTGGTTATGCAGGGAAACTATGCGGCAGCGGCGGCAAGAGGTGCCAGTATATTCCCTAATCTCAAAAGGGATTTAGCAAATTCGAGTGCAGGCGGTAATGGACATGGAACATCCTGGAGTTGGGGAGGGTCAGACGGCAGTGATATAAGCAAATTCATGGAAGCTATCGGACAGAAAGAAAGTGGCGGCAACTATGATTCCCCAGAACACATGGATGCCGGGCATTGGAATAAAGGCGGTAAATATCAAATACTTGCTGAAAACTGGCCGCAATGGACGGTCGAGGCAGGGCTTCCTTCCAATGCTCCGTATACTGCTGAAAACCAGGAAATAGTCGCTAAAAACAAAATGCAGCAACTGTATCAACAGTACGGTGACTGGAGTTTAGTTGCTGCGGCTTGGAATGGTGGCGGCAGGGGAGTAGATAGTTATTCAAAGTATGGTCAAGATTCCTATATGAATGGCTATGTTTCATCTGTAATGGGTAATTTCCGGTCAAATGCTGCTTACGCGCAGCAACAAATGTCCGCTCCTTATGCGACAGGGGGCTCTAATTCCGTAAATGTAAATATAAGTGGCGGCGTTAATGTGCAGGTTATGCCTGGTGATGATCCACAAAAGTATTATGCGAAGACTATGCAAGCTTTGGAAGATAAATTTGGAATAAAAACTTCAATGGAAATAGCTGATATGAGAGGTGTTACGGGATGAATATTTCAAACATATGGGCAGGGTACAATCTAATCCGAGTCCTAACAATGCAAAAGCAATATCCTAATATAATGCCTCTAAATGCTGTTCCTTGGCGACCTCCCGAGTGGAAAGGGTTGCCGTCAAGCGAAGAAGAATTCACCGGACAAAACGCCAATGGTACAAGTACTGGTAAACCCGTTGGACAAATACTCTATCTTAAGACGAATATTGGCGGGTACTTCTTTGATGCCTTTTTGCGAGTGGAACACAGTTCAAGTTTAAAAATAACCAGCCATCCTGTACAATCAGGAGCAAATATTTCCGATCACGCGTACATGGAACCGGTAACGCTAGTCATGGAAGTTGGTATGTCCGATGCCATGGATAGTTTAATACCAAATCAATTTAAGGGGTTCGACACTAAATCAGTGACCGCGTACAATGTTTTAACCGACTTGCAAGAAAGCCGCGTACCCTTTGAGGTTCATACGCGGCTTAAACATTACACGAATATGCTGATTGAAAACATCTCGACTGCTGATGATTTTAAAACTATGAACGGGTTACGGTGTACGGTGACAATGAAGCAAATTCTATTGGTGGATGTGGCAAAAACTACTGTTAGTGCAAGAAACCAAGCAACAGGTTCTACTCAACAGGGAATTGTGCAGTCAACTCCGGTGCCGCCAACGATCGCTGCGCTAATCGAAGAAAGATATGGATCAATCGGTTAATTATTAAATTTTTTATTCTTATAAGCCAGATCCTTTGAAAAATATAGATCTAAATCCATTTCACCGATCATTCCGCTTGCCCCAAAGCTATAAGTAAATACTAGCCATGTCGGTTTTTTACCCGGAACATTTACCTGATACATTTTACGACCTTCACTAAAACCTTTGCTTTTGTCATCAATAATTTTAATCTCGTCCGCATGGAATATTGTTGAAAAATAACTATCAGGTGTAAATATCTTCATAGTTGGAAATGTGATAACACTTTTAACTAAATTAATATTTACGCAGGATATTCCGCGATCATAATAACGGCCAAGTAGAGAAATACCCCATTCCTGATTAGTTGTATATTTTTTTAATATTTTTAGTGGCTCATTATTTATAGTGACAACGGTTTTCCCTACGCGATATCCCACGTTGTTGTAAAATTGAACACCATCTGTCTCCCAAGCAATCGGGCTCTGCTCCGGAGATTCAGACAAAACATCCCAAGGAATAACATTTTTATCTGAAGTTTCGTTAATAGAGAGTTCCTTGATGAGATCGTATAGTTCTATAGTCTTGGGTTGTTCGGCAAAGCTTGTCCCGGTTACTAAAACCAGTAGCAAGCACACTAAAATAATGATCCTTCTCACGTTATCACTCCTTAATATCTTTTTAATATGATTTTCAATAGTAAGACAATTTATTCCTGTAGAAAGGGAGGTGTACCAATATGAACTCTTTTTATCTAAGTAAAAAAAATCTGGAAGAAATGATTGATTCAAAGCAGTATGTAATTACCGGTGTACTCAAAACTGGTGAAATCACGGTTGCCGTTATAAGCCATGCTGAAAGAGATATACTCGATAAATTGCTGTTGTTATATTCAGAACCTGCCACGCCGTCAGAATGTGAAGATAAAGCGATTAGTTCGTTGTACAAATTATCGGAACTTCACGGCAATAACTCAAGAGAACTCGTAAAGGCTTGGGAGCAATTAGAAATTAATAAAAGAATTAATGATAAGTCTAAAATAGATTTTACATGGAAACCAGTTGAAGTATGTTCTAAAAACGGACTACAGATTAAGAAATTTAGAGACTATTGATGACGCGACATTTGCTATAACGTCAAGAGCGGCAGACCCTAAGGGTTTAATGGTCTCTTTAGTTCGATTCCATACATCCTGGTTGCGAATGTTGTTTAAAAAAGCGTGTCCCTTCGGCGTTAAATCGAATATGTAGCCATCGTTAAAGATAATCAGGCTGGCATCAGCCAAGTAAGCAATATGATATTTTATTATAGAGTATTCATGATTAGGGTAACGCTTATCATGAACATAATCAACGGGATAATTACGGTTTCTGTCACAAATAGTTTCCAATGTTAACAGTAAATCTCGGATTAAATCATAATCCAATTTCACTTACAACCCCTCCTTTTTTCTTGATATTCTTCGACAAAAGGAAACATTTACCTGTACAGCGATAAAATGTTTTACAAACCGCATAAATAGGTTATAATAAGCATAGAACTAAAGAACGCCCCTACTGCTAATAGGGGCGTTCGATGGATACCGGAGGCTAACGGTACACTTCGCGGATAATCTGATAAATTATCCACAAAGCGCCGCTTGAAACGGTTAGTTGGAACCATTTCGTTCTCAAGCGCATAACATTCACCTCCCGTATTCAGTTTGGAGCAGGCTGCAATCCTGCTCCTTCCATATTATAGCATAGCCGTCCTTTATAGGGCGGTTTTTTCATGCCTCGAAAATCTCATAGCGACTTCCAATTATTTTTGGATAAAAGTAAAAATAGCCCTTGAAGGTAAGACCCTTAAGGACTATGTTATCGAGCTTATAAAGGCAGACCTGGAAAAGTCCCAAAAGTAAAAGGAAGCCCGCATCAAGTTTGGCCACCTGACGGACTTCCTAACCGCAAACCTCAGAAGAGGCTTACATGCCATGATTATAGCATGTTTTAGCCTCTATCTGCAAGGTTTAGCACGGATAGGAGTATTTTTATGTCCAAAAAAGTTCAAGAAGTAGACATGGATCTCGTTAAAATAGTTGCCCGTATGTGGTTACAAGTGGTTATAGAAGAAATGGAAGAGAATGGGGAGGTTAAATCATGATTGATGTCCCTAAAAATGTTTTAGATATATCCCCGTCAGACTTAACTGATGAGCAAATGGATAATATCGTAATTATTGTCCATAGTGTTTTAGCTGAATACATTAATGAAATAGGATTAAATATTTAGATGAGTGGAGGGAAGCAAATGAGTGATTTAACTAAAATATTTAACTACAATGGGAAACAGGTCAGAACGGTGCAGTTGCCCAATAGTAAAATCGGTTTTGTTGCAAAGGACGTTTGCGAGTCTCTTGATATTGTATGGAAGGGCAGTCAGGTTTTAGCTAACATTAAGGACGCTCACAAGGGGGTAACGCGATTAGTTACCCCCGGTGGAGATCAAGAAATTTGGTATGTAGATGAGCCAGGTCTATACAAACTTGTCTCTCGCAGTAATAAAGAAGAGGCCGAAAAATTTCAAGACTGGATTTACGAGGATGTACTGCCGGCCATTCGTAAACATGGCATGTACGCCACAGACGATTTACTGAATGATCCTGATCTGGCAATTAAGGCATTCACTGCCCTTAAGGAAGAACGGGCCCGGAATCAACAATTGGCACTTGAAAATGCCCAGAAAACTCAAATAATCCATGAGCTTCAACCAAAGGCTACATACTACGATTTTATTTTGCAAACTAAAGCTGCTATATCAGTAAATCAAATTGCAAAAGACTATGGAATGTCTGCAAGGCAATTAAATAACCTGTTACATGATTTTAAAGTACAATATAAAGAAGGGGGAATATGGTTATTGTATCGAGACCATGCGCCAATGGGGTATACTTCATCCAAAACCCATAATTACACTAACAGCAGGAACGAGCAATGCAGTAAGCTTCATACCTATTGGACACAAAAAGGCCGACTGTTTATCTATGACCTGCTAAAACAGCACAGTATTCTTCCGATGATTGAGCGCGAAGGGTTAAGATTGGTTTCAAATAAATAGTGATGGTCCAAGAGAGGCTAACAACCTCTCTTTTCTTGTGCCACGAAAGGAGGTGATAAAAATCAGCACACAGATTATTCCTTTAACGCCGGACCCCTATCAAAAAATGCAAACCGTAGTAAACATTGATAATCAAAATTTAACTCTAAACGTTACCTTAAATTATAACGAGATAGCCGGTTATTGGGTATTGGGAATAGCGGATTCGGCAGGAAACGTATTACTTAGCTCAATACCGGTAGTTACCGGTAAAGTACCCTCCGGAAACTTACTAGAACAATATTCCTATCTCAATATTGGTAGTTGGATTGTGGTAAAAACAAGCAGTATTAGCATGGATTATCCCGATGATAAGAACCTTGGAACGGACTTTGTTTTAATAGTGAGTGATACATTATGAAAAATTTTATTCGCAAATATCAAATATTGGTAGCTGACGGTGACAATACTGCCCTTGATGTATCTGATTTGCGTTGTACCTTTAAAATAGAAAAAGGATACCAGGCTATAAACTTTGCCCAGATATCCATTTACAACTTGTCGGCAAAAACAGACGAGCAGATAATAAAACGCGGAATGCGGGTTATAGTCAACGCGGGATATCAAAATGGCAGCTATGGAAAGATTTTTGACGGGGATATCTTTCAGCCAATTCGAGAACGTGAGGAAAACGTTGATTACAAACTGACCTTACATTGCATGGATGGACTGTCTTTGCTGAGCAATAAGATTGTTAAAGTTACTGTAAACGCTGGGATAAACCAGAGACAGATTATTGAGCAAATCGGCAAAGAGTCGTACGATGCTACTCAGATGGGATTTATTACGCCCGACATTGACAATAAGACCCTGCCACGCGGGAAGGTGTTTTTCGGAGAACCTAAAAAATACCTTCGCCAGATTGCTCTTGATAATAATGCCCAGTTTTATGCTTGTGATGGCCAAGTTCATATTTCTAAGCTTACCGATGTGTCAACCGACGAAGCGCTTGTTATATCTCCACAAAATGGCCTAATAGGCACACCACAACAGACTGATGACGGCATTACCTTTCGCTGTTTATTGAATCCTAATATTAAAGTAATAAATCCAGCAATGTCGATAAAAATCGATAACTCATATATAAGGCAACAGGCAATACGTTATGGACAAGAGTACCCCAAAATATTGTCCAGGGACGGAATATACCGAGTTGCAAAAGTTACTTTTATTGGCGATACGCGTGGCGAAGACTGGTATTCAGAGGTTTTAGGAGTTACTCTGGCCGGTAAAACGCCGACTATGATGGACACAGTATTCCAAACCCCAAATTGAGGTGATAACTTGCTTACTCTTTCTGAAAGAATGCAGTCACAGCCCGAAGTATATAGAAAAATGTTAGAGCAATTCGGGTCTGACCTGCGAGTATCCATCCCCGGTATAGTGCAGAGCTTTGATGCCGCAAAACAAACCGCAACGATCCAAATAGCTATCAGGGAAAAGATCAATATTAACGGTGAATTGAGTTGGGTTGATATACCGCTTTTAGTTGACTCAATGCTAGTGGTGCCGCGCGGCGGCGGGTGGTTGGTTGCGCCGGCCATTAAACCTGACGATGAAGTATTAGTAATCTTCGCTGATTTTTGCGTTGATGCGTGGTATCAGAGCGGAGGAACTCAAAACAACCAAATAGATAAGAGACGGCATGATTTGTCTGACTCTTTTTTTATTCCCGGGTGTTGGAGCCAGCCGCGAAAAATTGATAATTATCCTATTGAAGGAATCCAAATCCGTAATGAAGCAGGTACTGTGAAAGTAGAGCTCGTTGATACAACTATAAATATTGTTGGTGGCGATGTTGCTGTAAATGCCGACAGCGCCAGTGTAACTGCAGACAATATTGAAATTAGTGGCAGTAATGTGACTATAGGAAGCAATACCACCATTGACGGCAAAAGCTTCCTGGCGCACACTCATACAGGCGTAGAGACCGGCGGCGGTAATACCGGAGGTGTTGCATGAAATACCGCAGATTATCCAGTTCTGGCGATTACCTATTTGGTGGTAACAAGCAAAACTTTGTCAGTGACCTTGACGCAGTAGCGCAGGCCATTATGACCAGGTTAAAACTATTCCTTGCTGAGTGGTGGGAAAACACCGCTGATGGGTTGCCTCTTTGGCAACAGATTGTAGGTACTAACGGTAAAAATGTTAGTGCTATAGATATTTTAATCAGGCAGCGAATCGTCGGTACGGAGAATGTAACAGGCATTGCGTCCTACACTAGCGCTTTTGATTCTACTACGAGAAACTACTCGTTTGTTGCCGTTGTAAATACTTCCTATGGTCAAGTAACAGTAACAAATTCACCCGCAATGGAGGTGACTTAATGGCCTATGTTGCGCCCTATGTTGATTCAACAGGGCTTACAATTCCATCATACAATGACATTCGCGATGATCTTATCGCACAAGTAAAAACTATCTATGGAAACGATGTTTACATTGAAAATGATAGCGCTGATTACCAGTATATTTCGGCTGTCGCTCTTAAAATTCACGACACATTGCAATCTGTGCAACTCGCATACAACAGCCGGTCCCCGCTAACAGCGATCGGTAGCGGCCTTGATGCAATCGTAAAACTGAACGGCATTAAACGCAAATCAGCTTCTTATTCTACTTGTCAGGTAACACTTGCCGGCACTAATGGCACTGCTATTACTAATGGCGTTGTAACCGATGTAAGTGGCTATAAATGGTCCTTACCGGCGAATGTGACAATAGTATCTGGCGGCACAGTAACAGTATCTGCCGTTTGTCAAACCATCGGTGCTATAACGGCTCAGATTGGCGATATAAATCAGATTGGTACACCTACCAGGGGCTGGGTTAGTGTCACAAACGCTAGTGCTGCTATACCCGGTCAGCCAATAGAAGAAGATAGTGAATTGCGGTCCAGGCAGGCCATTAGCGTAAGACTGCCGACACAAACATTATTAGCCGGTACAAAGGCTGGCATTGCTGCAGTAGACGGAGTTACACGGTATGTAATATTAGAAAATGACACTAATCTGACTGATGTAAACGGCCTATTGAGCCATAGTATAGCTGCAATTGTCGAGGGTGGAACCGATGAAGATATTGCCAATCAAATCTATCTTCGAAAAGGAATTGGCTGCTATACCAATGGTGATACCGAAATCGAAATATTTGACGAGTATGGAATACCAACAAAAATTCGTTTCTATCGCCCTGTTTATGATGATATTTTCACCACAATAACACTCAAGCAACTAAATGGCTATACCCTGGCAATTACCGATAATATCAAAACCGCAGTTGCTGAATATCTTGATAATCTTGATATTGGTGAAGATGTAACAATATCAAGTATCTGGGGTGCCGCACTGTCGGTTATGCCAAGCTTAAAACAGCCGATATTCTCCATTCAGAGTGTTGTTGCCGGTACCGAGGAAGACAACCAACTTGTAAACGATATAATAATCTTGTTTAACCATGTAGCGAGAGGAAACAAAGACAATATAGCACTTGTTTTTGTGTGAGGTGCCAAATGAGCCGTGACGTTCTTTACTACAAAGATTTAATTACCTCTCAATACCGCGATAAACCTAAGTTTATGGTTTGGCTAGAAACCGCAATACAAAGATTGCACGATGGTAGCACGACTGCTGATGATTTAAATTCAGTATTTAATATAGACCAAGCTATAGGCGAACAACTTGATATCGTCGGCTTACTTCTTGGCCGGGCTCGAACAGTAGAGTTTAATCCAATACAGGGATATAGTCCGGTATTAGATGATGAAACATACCGCCTATTGCTCAAGTCAACCATTGCGCAAAATAACTGGAAAGGACAGATAACCGAATTAACCGAGATATGGTCAGCAATATTTCCGGATGGCGCTATCCTTGTTTTAGATAATCAGGATATGTCCATGAGGGTAATAGTTGCTGGCTTTTTAACTAGTTTGCAAAGAGACTTAGTAAGGTATGGATATATAATTCCCAAACCACAGGGAGTTAGAATGACTGTTAATTATGGTGCCGTCCCTTTGTTCGGTTATGGTCTTGATAATCAGTTTATTACCGGATATCAGGGATTTTGGGTTCATGAAGACGAAATTTCACGCTTTGGCTATGACTTGGACACCGATTCAGTTAAAGGGTATGATGTCGGCTACATTGATAGCTGAAAGGAGCTTATATGCCAGGAACAAACAACTTTAAAATATTTAATCAGAACAAGCAAAATATTGTTGATGATGCTACGTATCAAAATAGCGACTATAGAATAAACGGAGCTCGCCAAGGTATTGCGCCATCCAATATACACAATAAATTATTTTATCAAGCTTCAATTATGGCAGCTGCTTTGGCGCAAGCGATGGCAAATAAAAATTTCAATGTCAGTGACGCCAATTTTAACAACCTAGTCGCTGTTCTTGAAAATTTATCTATAGCAGAAGATTTTAATGATTACTTACCTCTTGATGGTGGAGAATTAACGGGACCACTGATACTTTCTAGAGATCCGGTGGAAAACATGGAAGCCGTTACAAAGAGATATGTATCAAATCTTATACCTCCGGGAACAAAACTAGAGAGTTTTTCTCCTGTTGTACCAGTTGGTTATTTATTTTGCGATGGATCAGCTATATCGCGAGCGACTTACGCTACTCTTTTTGCAGCTATTGGCACCATTTATGGACCCGGCGATGGTTCAACAACTTTCAATATACCGGATCATCGCGAAAGAGTAAGTATTTGCAAAGGGCAAAACTTTAATACGCTTGGAGCAAGAGGTGGGGAAGTAAACCATGAATTAACATCATCTGAAATCCCTCCTCATCTGCATTATAACGGAGTCGCTAACGATGTAGTGTCTCCGTTTGTCTATGGAGGAACATCAACCGACATGCCCGGAAGTTCATCGGCTACACTGCGAGATGAAACCGGATTTAATAGATCATATCAAGGATTAACATCAAACACAGGCGGTGGGCAAGCGCATAACAATATGCAGCCTTACATCGTAGTAAATACCTATATTAAATATTAAGGAGGATATATGGCTACAACAAATTTTGTGCAGTTTAACCCGAATAAAACTCTAGCTGCTACCGATGCTGAGTATTTAGATAGTTCGTATCGCGCAAATGGCGTTGGTGTTGGGATAGCTGATGTGCGTATCCACAACAAAATGTATTATCAGTTTACGACGATGGCCGCAGCTATTGCTAAAATGTTAGTTGGTCGTGGATATGATGTTAGTGACGCTAATCTAGATGATCTGGCTGAAATATTAGCTAATCTAGGTGGAGTATCTTGGCAGGGAGAATGGGACGTAACAAAAATATATACTATTAATCAGGGTGTAACATTTGATTCTGCAAATTATGTATGTAACGAAACAACAGTTGCCGGAGAAAGCCCTTCAATGAATCCTGAAAAGTGGACACTTTATGTAGGATCAACCGAGGCTTCGGCCAGTGCGGCAGAAGCGGAGGCATATAAAATAGCCGCAGAGACTGCACAAGCAGGTGCGGTAACTGCTAAGAATAATGCGGTAACTGCACAGAATGGTGCTATTGCGGCTCAGACGACAACAGAAGGATTGCGGAATGAAACAGAAGTCCTTAAAAATAATACGGAAACCAATGCCACAGAAGCAGCCGGAAACGCCACTGCGGCACTGAGCTATAAAACTGCGGCTGAGACTGCGGCAAATAACGCAGCAATCAGCGAAGCAGCAGCGGCACTTAATGCAAATGTGGTATTTTTTGACACCAAGGCTGCTATGGATGCTAACCTTCTTTACGTAGAGGGTGTTCGGGCTAGAGTCAGGAAGGATTCTACTGCCGCTAACAACACCTATTATAAAAAGCTAGGGGCATCGGGCAGCGGCAGTTGGGAGGCAGATGCAGTATCGTATATTCCCCCTAATACAGTAAGTTTAACTGAGTTGACTTTCCCATCGGTTGTGGGTGTAAATTCCGTTAATCTCTTCAATAAAAACACTGTTGTTGTAGGAAAATACGTTAATTATCTAACAGGCGCTTTGGTAACGGCAGCAGGGTACAACGCAAGCGATTATATTCCGGTTAGTCCAAGTACTGTATATGTTATTAGTGCACAAGGATATTCTAAAGAGCAGTTCGCGTTTTATACTTCCAGCAAGGTTTATATAAGTGGAGTAGTGGGGGGAAATGGTGCAGCTATTACTTATACAACGCCTTCAACGGCAGCTTATGTAATCCACTCCGTAAAAGATGCAGACCTAGATACATTTCAATTAGAACTTGGCGGAAATGCAACAAATTATCAGACATATGGGTTAAACTACGTTAACGTTGCCGCTATCCCTACAAATGGAATTGATAGTAAACAGTTGGCTTTCTCGGCTTTAGATGGTATTCCTAGCAAGAATCTCTTTGATAAAACTACTGTAACTAGCGGTTATTACATTAACTATACCACTGGTCTTATAGCCGCAAATGCTAGTTATAGCGCAAGCGATTACATTCCTGTAAATCCTAGTACTCAATATTACGCCACATATCCAGGACAATTTGCGTTTTATACCGCTAACAAAGTATTTATATCTGGAATTAACGGTACTCCAAATCCCTTTACAACTCCTTCTAGCGCTGCTTATGTCCGCTTAAGCATGTTAACCACAAATGTATCAACAATGCAACTCGAACTAGGTTCAACAGCAACGTCGTATTCATCTTTTGGCGCTAAATTGGATACCAGTACGGTTGAAGACGGATTTCCATCCAGCAAGTTAGATATTACAGTAGTTGGGGGAGTTCCAAGTAAAAATCTATTTAATTTAATAACAATTACATCTGGTTTTTACGTTAATTATCTAACAGGCGCTTTGGTAACGGCAGCAGGGTACAACGCAAGCGATTATATTCCGGTTAGTCCAAGTACTGTATATGTTGTTAATTCCGACATTGCTGGCATCGAGCAATTCGCGTTTTATACCTCAGATAAGGTATTTATTAGTGGTCTAATTAACGTAAATGGTGTTTCATCTTTAAAATATACAACTCCACCCACTGCGGCTTATGTGAGGCATACGGTCAGAAACGCCCAAATTGCATCATATCAGGTGAATTTAGGCCATAAAGTAAACTATCAAACTTATGGAACAAAAGTTCCTGACGGAACCACGACGATTATTAATTACATTACTGTAAAAACGGATGATACTGGTAACTTTTCGACAATAAAATCTGCAGTTGATTCAATTGCGGATGCAACAGTATTTAATAGATATCAGGTTATCGTTTACCCAGGAACTTATACAGATGTCAATTGGGATATGAAAGATTATGTTGATATTATTGGTATTAATAAGTCAACTTGTATTTTGCAAGGATATCTGCCGCCTGATAGTTCAGATGCTGATATAACGGCAAAATCTACGTTTAACTGGAATACTACAGGTAAGGTTGCGAACCTTACGATCACTTGCCAAAATATGAGATACCCAATTCACAGTGATTCTAACGGCTCGCGTCAAAATATAATCCAAGTAATTGAAAACTGTATCATTGAACATTTAGGGAATGACGAAGCTAGAGCAAACAGAGTGGCTAATAGCCTTGATCCTAATACTGTTTGGAGTTCCGAAAATGCCTGGGGGGGTGGGACGGCGAGTGGTATGCAGATTAACGCTAAGTACACTGAGTTTAAAGCCCCTGTTATGCCTTTCTCATCTCATAATAATGCTAACTTTGAAAAGCCAAGCTGTATTGAGTTAGATACATGCAGACTATTGCAATCCAAGGAGATCGGGAGTACTCGCTGTTCACTACGTTTACAAAGTCTCGGTTCTGGTCAGCAAGATAAAATTGTACTTAAAAACTGTGAACTAAACGGTAAAATAATTCACAATGACACTACTTGGATGGGAACAGCAAATCCGACTACGCATTCAGAATGGGAAGTCACTATGGTTGGCACTACGCCCGCACTATACGATACGTCAACAGCTATACCTGCTGATAGTTATTTAAGGCCATACGTCTTAGATCAAGAGGTAGAACTATTTGCGTCCGAAGATATTGAGCGTGGTATGGCTGTAACATATAATTCGTCATGGCTCAATGTACGCAAAATGACCAATACTGATGCCGCAGAAGATTTTATCGGGATTGCAATAACTGATATTGCAATAGGGGCAAGAGGTAGGATTAAAACGAAAGGATTTGAAAAGGATACTTTTATTGCTCAAGATAGTTATAGTGCAGCATCGTTTGGGAGTAAGTATGGCATTGGGGCAACTGCTGGTAAGTTTACGCTTGGTGCCACGCCAACACTACTAAAAGGCATGGGAACCAATATCATAAAATTTAATCTATAAGATGTGGGAACCATGCCGCCGATAGCGGTTATTTTTATGTAATTTTATTGGGGGTGGGGTATTGGGGGAAAAGGATTTCCAACAGGAGGTTATAGATAGACTGGCCAGGATTGAAACCAAGCAAGATTCCACAGCAGAAACAGTAAAACAGAACACCGCTACGATAAATCAGCACAGCATTGAAATAACTGAGAACCGGCAGAGTACACGGTCGGCTCACCATCGGATAAATGGCATTTATGCCAGTGCGGGGGTTGTTGGCGGTGCAGTAAGCTTTGTTATTCAGTGGCTATGGCCGGGAAAGGGGCATTAATATGCTAGAAATAACTGAATCCCAGATATTTATCGGAACCGCTGGGGGAGTTCTGGCGGTTAATTTATTGGCCTATGGCCTGCATGTGGTCAGGAAAGGCCTACCGGAAGGTAAGGCAAAGGATGCATTACAAAAAGTCGTCTATGAGCTTGACCGGGCAGCTGATAACATGTCAAATCCGGAGAAACGGCGAGCCGCCATTCAGCAGATCAGCGATGTACTGGGCTGGCGCCGTATTCTGGTGCCAACTGCTCTAATAGGATGGATCATTGATGCCGAGGTGGCGGCAATACGAAAAATGCAGGCGGCGACTGATACGCCGGACCTGCACAAGGAGGAATGAATAGTATGGGTAGTGGTGGTTGGACTACTCCAAAATGGTATCAGTGGCCCACATTAATACTGTG